GTCCCGGCGGCGCGGGTGACGGCCGCAGAGCGTGCCATGGTGGACAAGAACCCGTCCACGTTGAATCCCGCCCCGGCGGCCGATCCATCGGCTGGCATATCTGCCGTGGATGCGCGGCTGAAGGCGGGGCCACCGGACTCCGACCAATCGGCGCCACCCCGGCCAGCATCCGATTCCAGCCGCTTGAAAACGCTCTGGATGTACGCCCGCGCCTCCGAGTTGTGCAGGGAGCGCAGATAGGCCGCCGCCTTGTCCATCTTCAGGAACTGCGCCACATCGGCCAGCCAGTTGGTGACGCGGCGCACAAGCATGGCGCGCGCCGTCTGGTTCAGGTGCGGGCCGCCGTTGGGCTCCGCCAGAATGGCCAAGGCCTCGTCCACCCCGCGTGCCAGGGCGTACTCGCGGCCTCCGAACTCCTCGGCCCGCAGGCCATCCGCCGTGGCCGCCCAGCGGTCGGCCTCGTCCCTGATCGCCTTGTCCCGGCGGTACAGATCCATCATCTGCCCGGTAAACTGCTCCTTGGTCAGGAACTTGCGCAAACCGAAATGGAACAGCTCATGGAACAAAGTCCTTTGCACAGCCGCCCGGTCGCCAAGCTGGTCGCGGAACAGGTAGATGGCGCCGTCGTGGACAGCACCCGCCACGTTGTCATTGCGTGCGACACCCGGCAACTGCCCGAAAGCGGTGTCCCTGATCCGAATCGGGGGCTGCTGCGCAAAGTCACCGATGCGTTTTTCCACTTCATCGGCTATCACCGTGTCGGAGAGCCATTCCGCAGCCGACTGCGGGACTGATTCGGTAGAGCGGCTGAACAGGACCAGGTTGCCGCCCTCCCCCTCACGGGTCTGGATCACGTCCGCCAGGTTGTCGAATGCCGCGTTGATCGCCTTGCGCTCCACGCCAGCCGGGAACGGCCGCTTCCAACCCCAGGGCGTTGCAATGCCTGCGTTCTCGGGCCCGTGGTTGAGGAACGGGCTCTTGCCGCTCTGCGCCGCGATCTTGTCCTCGACGTAGCCCTGGAAGGCACGGGCGGCCAGCTCATGGGGCTTGGTCCAGTAGTCCTGCCCGCGGCCCTGGTCCAGCTCCTTCGCGTCCATGACGAAGCGCGTGGGCACCATGCGCGTCTTCTCGGCGCCGCTCTGGGCATCGGCCAGCATCTTGAGCCGGCTGCTGTAGAACTGCATGTCACCGCGCAGTCGGTCCAGCGGGCCGTCGCCGGAGGCATTGAAGCCCTGCCGGCCGCGAACGGCCTTCATCACGGCGCTGAGCTTGTTCAGAGCATCGTTGGTCCAACGGATACCCGATCCGACAGCGCGCGCGCCGGCCTTCGACTCCACATGCAGCTCCAGCAGCTCACCAGCCACGATCCTCTCGGCCAGGGTGTCGAACTCGGCCAGCTGCTCTGCGGAGGCTGGCTTGTTGTGGCGCTTGTAGTAGCGCTCGTCCAGGTTGCGAGCCAGGTCATCGCGCATGCTCTTAAGGCGGCGCTCCACATCCTTGCGCGCGCTGGCCACGAAGCGGTCGGCCTGCCCCGTGTCGGCGACGTAGCCCTCGGCCTTGCGCGAAATCGTCCGCATCAGGTCGGCATAGGCCTCGCGCACCTCGGCGCGCATGCCAGAGCGCTCGCCGCGCGTTCCGCCACTGGCCATCGAGTCCTCGGCAGCCAAGTGCACGGCGAAAGAGCGCGTGCCATCCTTGGCAACCACCCACTCGGCCGGCGCCTTGCCGTCCTGCCGCCCGAAATAGTGGTCCAGCGCGTGGAACCACTCGTGGGCCAGCGAGCCGGCCCCGTTCAGCTTGGTGAGGTTGATGACCGCCTTGTCCAGCTCGTAGTGGGCGCGCGCGCCGCTCAGGCCTTTGCCCCGCGCACCAAAGGCCAGGGCCAGCTCGCCGTTCAGGCTGATGGCCCGCGGCGGGATGCCCATGACCTCTGCCAGGTCCAGCAGGCCGTCGTAGGCATCGTTCAGCAGATCCTGGCGCTCCTTCTGGTTGTTCCAGTTGCCGAACTCCACGCCCCGGAAGCCGAAGACCTTGGTGAAATCGCTGTCCCGGGCATCGCCGTCGCGCCGCGCCGCGCCGATGCGCTGGTCCGAGTCGGGCTGCGGCAGGTCGGCCTCACCAAAGGTCGTGTTCGTCTCGATGATCTGCTGGGCGTTCTTCGCCATGTGCTCCAGGGCCGCCTCGCGCGTGGCGAAAACAAGGTCCACCACCTTGACGCGCTTGCGCTCGGTCACGTCGCGCCAGATTTCCCAGCCCGTGCCATCGCCCTCGCGCACCGGAACGGCGCGGTGCTTCTGCGCCACGGCAATGAGCGGGATGGCCTGCAGAGCCTCATCCTCGCTGGCGTAGCTGCGCTCCCCCACGCGGCGGGGCTGGTTCAACGCATCCTTCGAGCGGGTGTCGTGCACGGACCAGCGGCCTTCCTCGCCCGCACGGCTGCTCTTGACGATCTGGCTCACCTCGAAGCGCCGGGCCCAGGCCGGGCGCTCATCGGTGTTGCGCGTCCGACCAGCCTTCGGCCCCGTGGGCGCTGCGGTGTCCTTGCGTGCACCGCCGATCTTCTCGCCGAAGTCGGTGATGTTCTGTTTGGCTGCAGAGCGTTGCTCGGCGTCTTTCTTTGGCTGAGCTACAGCGGCAGGCTGCTCCACAGTCTCCTTGCTGCCCGTGGCTTCTGCAGGCTCGTCGATGGCGCTGCCGCGCGCCACGGGGCCCGCCTTCAAGGCCTTGGCATCCGGCTGCGTGCCGTGCACGCGCTCGCGCTCCCCTGCTTTGTCCACCCAGGCGTCGCCCTGCTTCTCCACGGCGCGCACGGTCACGCTCCACTGCCCATCCTCGCCCGCCGGCTGGTATGCGATCACGCGGTCATGGCCGCTGTAGCCCTGCACGACGTTCCCTGGCGCGAAGTAGTCGGCGCGCGCCTTCGCTTCCGCCTCGGCCTTCTTGGCCAAGACGCCACGCGGCTTCTTCGGAGCTGCGGCAGCAGGCACAGCGCCTTGCTCCTTCGCTGGCGCATCTGCTGCACTTTTTGTAGCTGCCGGCGCTTTATCAGCAACGGCTGCAGGCGATTCTTGAACCAGTTCTTCCACTGCGGCCGGAGCCTGTGCTGGCGACTGCGGCGCGGGCTCGGCAGCAGGAGCTTCTGCAGGCCCGGCCGGCTCAGTGGCAACTGCGGCGGGCGCCGACTGTGCTGCGGCGGATTCCCGCGCATCCGCTCTTGATTTTGTAGCTGCCTGCGCTTGTTGCATAAGCGCCGCGGGCTGCTGCGGAGGGGAAATTGCATCTGCTAGCTTGCGCTGAATGTCGCCGTTGAGGCTGCCCCAGGCAGCGCCGTGCACGTTCTTCCGTGCAATGGGCTTCAAGTCCGTGCGCTGGGCCACAGCCTGGCGCTCAGCGGCAGGCATGCGGGTCCAGGCATCGCCCGCGCTGGCGACGCGCTGGGCGCGCTGTTCGCGCGTTTCTGCTGCCGGCGCTGCTTGCGCACCAGGCGCTGCCGCTGCTTGCGCTCCAGGGTTCGCAGTCGAGGGGCTGCCATCGGCTACCCCCGTGGTTGCGACAGCGCCTTGCGAGCCTGCGCTTCCTTGAGCATCTGGTGCTGCGCTTGCGTCTGCTGGCGTTGCTCCGACTTGCGGCGGTTGCGCGCGATCTTGCTGGGCTTGGGCGGCTTGAGGGCCATCGGTCACTCCTTGGGTGGTGAGGGGAACGGAAAGATCGGCCGGGACGGGGCCGGCGTCCTCGGTCATGGAAGCGAAAGCGCCATCGGCGCGCTCGGCGCCAGGCACGGTGCCGGCCTGCTCGGCGTCCAGTTCGGCCTGCAGCGCCTGCTGGTCCAGCTGCTCACGCTCGGCGCGGCGACGCGACAGCTCCTGTGCAAGTTGCATACGCACGTCGCGCGTCTGCGCGCCTCGGAAGGCGTCGGACAGCTGGGCGTCGGACCAGCCGGCCATGTGTCCGCCCGGAGGAATCTCGCCGGTTTCAGGGTCTACGCCTTGCTGCGCTTGCGGTTGTTGCTCTTGTTTTTGAGTAGGTGCGGCGGGCTTCTGGCCCTCCTTGGCGGCCAGCTCGGCGGCCTGTGCCTGCGCTGCGGCCTGCTGCATCTGCCCGGTCACGCCGGTATCCACGGCCAGCGCCGCGCCAGCCGACAGCGGGCCAGCGGCGGGGTCGAGGCCCATGCGCACAGAAGGGCGCTCGGCGACGCCCGTGGACTGGAAAATCTCGTCGTCGGGGCCGGTCACGGCGCGCGATGCGTCCAGCTCAACCTGGCGGCGAGCGGCGGCAGCGGCCTGCTGCTGGGCCAGCATCGCGGCTCCATCGGGCGGCGTCGTCTGCGGGCCCGGCTGCTCGCCCTGCTCCTGCGCCTGCAGTGCGGCCAGCTGGTCCGTGTAAGCCTGGCGCACGCGGTCCATTCCGGCGCTCGGCGCGGCCGACGCGTCACCGGTTGGCGGCGGCACGGGCTGGCCCGGTTCGCCGGCCGGCGGCGCGAGGTCAGCGCCTGGGGCGGGCTGGCGCGCACCGTGGTAGCCGGCGGCGGCGCCGCCCATGGCCGCACCAGACAGCACGCCCATGACGGCGGCCGAATCGACATCCTGCAGCCAATCCTTGCCCAGGGCCAGATTCTGGAAAATCTGCTCGGCCAGCGACTGCGGCAGCTCCTCCAGGAAGCCCTCAGAAATCGCGCCCTCGATCACGCGGCGCGGGATTCCCTTCACGGCCTGCTGCTGCACCAGCAGATTGGTGGCTGCGCGCGCGCCGGCAGAGCCAGCCTCGTCCGCCATGCCCTTGGCGCCCTGCGCGATCATGGTGTCCACGTCGCCGATGCCAAGCTTCTGCGCGACACGGCCGCCCAGCGTGCCCACGGCGCCGCCCACAATGCCGGTCGCGCCGGCCAGTGCGGATTGGCCTGGCGTCAGCAGGCCGTCCGGGGTTTCCTGGCGGATTTGCTCGGCCGCGGAGCCGGCCATGGTCACGCCCTCGCCTGCGGCGCCAGCAAGCGCCGCGCCCTTGGCGCCCATCTGGCCCAGCTTGGTGGCCGCCATCAGGCCGCGCGCGGCCACGCCGCCCAGGCCCATGGAAGGCAGGGACTCGCCCACGGCGGTGGCGATCAGACTGGGGTTCTGCAGCGCCGTGACGGTCTTGTCTACGATGCCGTCGGCTTCCTGGAACTTGCGCTGCGCCTCCTTGGTGGCATCGGAGTGCCAGTCGTTGACAAGCTCCTTGGCCTGCTTGGGCCGGAAGCCCACGGAGCCGCCCTCGTTCTCCAGGAACTTGCCCACCCGGCCGCCCGTGGGGATGTCCGCCAGGCCGACGATGGCCTCGGGCACACCAATGGCGCCTTTTACGGCTGTCGCAGCAACGTCGCGGGCGTAGTCGGCAAGCGAACGCTTTGGCCCAGCGTCCGGCGTCGCCGTGTCGGGGTCGAATGCGAACTTGGATGGTTCCGTAGGTTTCGCGGAAGTGGGGTCGAATTCAATTGCCATCCCCCACTGTCCCGCCGCAAGGCTCTGGAGAGAAACCCTATGCCGGTCCGGCGCTGTACATTCACATCACGGAGGGGCACTATGTACTGGAAGAAGGCCGTTTTAATTTCTCTTCTTGCTTTGGGATTCGGTATCGCGAATGCACAAGTTCACCGGTGCAAGGACGCCACCGGAAAGCTCATTTTCTCGGACCGCCCATGTGATGTTGGTCAGTCAGGTGGCCAGGTTCTGCGCAAGCGCACGCAGGAAGAAATCCTGCAGGAGCGGGAGCAGGCCTACGAAGCCGAGAGCCGCAAACAGGATCGCCTCATTGCGGAGCAGGAGCGCGAGTTCGTCGAGAGGGAGCGCCGGATAAGGCAACAGCAGGCCCATCCGCAGGTGCAGCAAGCCGGTAACGATTGGCAGTCGCGCAAGGATCGGGAGAACGCGGCAACGTCGGCTGGAAGCATCACCAACAACGGCGGGAGATGGGACGCGAATGCGCGTGCAGAGCGTGCGGCAAAGTACCGGGAAGAGCTTCGCAAGCGTGGGCCCGAGCCAGAACCCGAGACGGAGGAATTCAAGGTTAAGGGCTGCAACGCAAGCGGCTGCATAGACACCAGGGGCGGAACGTACACAGGTGGCGCAATCATGCGCAGGAACGATGGACGGCAGTGCTCGCGATCTGGCAACACGATAGTCTGCGATTGACGCTTCGCACGCCTGATGGAGCCCGCATAGTTCGTGCAACCGGCTGAACCAACTCTGCTGGCCACCGGCTTTGTTTTGGGAGTTGCCTATGACATGTTCGGGGTTCTTCAGGACCGATATTCCTCGCCACACTCGATCAAAGTCGTGATTCGACACCCAATCAATCCCGCAGCAGTACTGCCGCTCCATAGCGTCGGCGCAATACCTCCAACGCTCGCCGCGCACGCTCCGGGTTTGAGAACCATGGCGTTCTCTGCTCCAACCCATGCTTCACATAGATCACGCACACGCGCACTGCCACTGCTTCCGGCCCGCGTTGGTCGTTCCCATCCATCTACCGCCTCCCTACCTGTCTAGTTGCGTCGAGTCTGCGCCACCACACGGATCTTGTGGTGTGCGGAATCGGCGGGGTTTTGGCTGATTCCGGGAGCCCTCACTCTACCTAGCCGCAACCTAGATTCCAGGGTCGAAAAGCACCGTTTTGGTGCGCATTTCGAAATATGTGGTTCAGGCGGAGGTCAAAACGCCGTTTTCCAGTTCAGGTAACGTGCGCGCCGCCTGCTACAGTCCCTGCAGGAGGGACACCATGGAAGCAACCACATCCAAGCAGGCCTCTCGTTTCAGTCGGCCAGTCGTTCACCTCGGCGCCATGATGCTGGCTGCCCTGGGCAACCCGCTCATCAAGTACGACACCCAGCCGGTGTTCACCTGGCTGACCACCTGGCTGTCTCCGCTGATCGTCGCCAGCGTGGCTTACGGCATCTACCTTGCAGTGGCCCGTCAGCGGGCTAAGTCCGCATGGACCGCCGGGTTCTTCGGTGTCGCCTGGGTCGTCCTGGTCATCGTCGTGGTTTCGCCGTACATGGAAAGAGCCAAGAGAGCCGAGCACGTCGCGCCAGCGGCACATGCAAATCAAACCGCCGATGCGATGCCCGGCGGATTCCATTTCGACCCGAGCACCGCCCGCAAGGTTGAGGATGCAAGGTAGCCTCAGGCAGGCTCCCAACCGCCCCCCGTGTACCGAGCACGCCGCCCCTGGCCATCCACGTAGACGGCTCCCTTTTCGAATTGCGGACGGCTCTTTCCCGCCCCATGCCCCGACTCAACACGCTCCACCTGCCCGGTTTGTGCGTTGTAGCGCACGATGCTGCCCTCGCTGGTCGAGCCATCGGCGTTCTTGGTGGTGGGCGTGACCTGCAGCTTCCACGGAGATTCGGCCTGCTTGCCAGACAGATCGCGGATCTGCTGCGCCACCGCCGCGCGTTCCTCGGGCGTCTTCGCCGCCTCGTAGCGCGCCTGCAGCTGCTCCTGGCGCTGCCCCTGGCGGATGTCGAAGCCGCGCACCTGTTGCTCCAAGTCGAGCTTGCGCCCGTCGATGGCGCGGCGCGCTTGCGCATCGAAGCCACGGGCCTGCACTTCGGCCAGGTTGCCGCTCAGAGCGTTGTCGGACACGTAACGGGCCGTCGCGTCCTTGGCATTGGCCTCGGATGCGCGCAGCGCCGCTGCAGGCTCTGCCTCACGCATCTTCATGTCGTTCTGCACCATAGCCGCATGGCGCATGCGCTCGGGGGACACGTCGCCGCGGCGGTGCTGGTCCCAGCGCCCGCCGTTGTTCATGATCGAGCTGGCGGACACCTCGGCATTGCGCAGGTCGTTGCGGGCCTGCCAGGAATTGCCGCTGTGCAGCACCTGCGGCGCCTGCACCGTCTGTGGCGCGCCGCCGGGGGCAAAGCCGCGTGCCTCGATGCGGCCCATGGACTCCTGCTGCTGGCGGCCGGCCAGTGCATCGGCTGCCGCCATGTTCTGCGCCGATGGCAGGCCGCGCGGCGTGGCGCCGTCAACGGCGCCCTGCGCCGTGTCGGAGTAGCTGTTGCCGCTGCGGTAAACGCCGGACATCACCTGGCTGGCCTCGGGAGTGCCTGGCTTTGCGCCCGGACTCGCATCCCCTGCGGATGCAGGGCCGATAGGAGGCACATTGCCACCGCCGCGCTGCACGTCGGTCTTGAAGCCAGGAATCCCGCGGGGCTCCGCAGGCGCTGGCGCAGCCGCTTGCTGCACGGCTGGATTTACAGCCGGCGGCTGTGCGGCGGGCGCCGGCTTCTGGCCGATGGGGGTTGCGTCACCGGTCACGAAGGTCTTGAGCGCCTGGGCCGCAGGGTCGATGGCGCGTGCCGCGCTGTTGGCGACATCCTCGCCGAGGCCGAGAAGCGGCGCCGCAGCAACGCGCGCAGACTGGCCCACGGCCGCGGGCAGGCCTCCAGTCCTGTAGGCGTCCTTCGCGTCTTGGGCTGCGCCCTGGACTGCCGCAGTGGTGTTGGGGAAGGCGTCAGCCACGAAGCCCGACATGCCGCGCCCGGCGCCTGCGGTGGCTTGCGTTGCGCCGTAGATGTTCTTTCCGGCGTCCGGGGAGTTGTTCGGGAAGATGCCGATCTGGCGCTTGCGCTCGTCCTCCACCAGACCGCCATTGGCGAAGAACTGGCGAGGTTCCTCGGGCTTGGCCTTCGGCGCGAAGCCGCGCATCGGGGCGTGCGTGGCGGCCTTCATCTGGTCGAGCGCCTGCACACCGATGGCGTGCACCTGCTCGGGCGGCATCTTGAACTCGCCGTTGCTCAGGTTGACGGGCACCTTCTCGCCGCCAGGCTGGAAGCCGCGCGCGCCCATGGCCGCGAGCTGCTCGCTCCCCACGGCCTGGGTGCTGTCGGCCGGCATGATGTAAGTGCCCTCGGGAACCTCGTCAGGGACATCATCCGAGGTGCCAGTACCTGGCCCGCGCACCATGCCGCCATCCGCAAGGCCGGCGGCCTTCTCGCGGCGCTTCATTGCGCCCATGGCGGCATAGTCCGTGACGGCTGCTGGCGCGGCCGGCTGCGCGGGTTGCTGGGCTTGCTGCTGCTGGGCCTTTTCCTGCGCTGCCTGGGCACGGTAGGCCGCAATGCGCGCGTTGTGTTCCTCGTCCATGCCGAGCGCGCGCTTGACGCCCTGCACCAGGCCGCCGTCTGCAAATTTTTGGGGTTGAAAGCCTCGCATGGAGCCTCCTTTGAATCACGTATTGCGATTCTTCGGCTTGGCGATGTTTCATCAAAGCCCTATACGGGGCGCCAAGACGTCGATGTCAGTAGCGCTCGTATTCCTTCGGCAACTGCTTGCGCAGCAGCTCGGCCTGGTGGGCGTGAAAGCAGTGATCCCTGTCCCAGAAGAACAGGCCGTCGATGAACGCAGCAGTCCACCCCAGTACCGATGCCCCTTGACACGCATGCGGTGGGCCCGGGCGCTCATGGTTTCGTCGGCGGTGCCGCCAAGCAGGGTATTGGCGAGTTGGTCGATGGCGATGGCGATCTGGATCACAGCGTCACCGCCAGTGCGAAAAGATCGTCAAGCTGCTCCGGAGTACCGCCAAGCTGAGCCCACATTCCTTGCAGGAATGCGTTGCCCCTCTCCCAGGTGTCGGCCTCGTACTCGATTTGCGCTGCGCGCCGAGTGGCGGCGTCTCCGATGGCGGCAATGCTCGCCTCCACTGCATCGAGCAGACCGGATTGGAGCAGCGCCAGCCGGCCTTGGCGGCGGGTGCATCGCTGCGGTGTTGCGGTTGCGTCTGTCACGACCTCGCCGCCGTGCGTGATGACCATGCTGCCAATGGTGATTGTGTGCTGTGTCATGCGTAGCTCTTTGCGATGTAGCCGATACCGCAGTTTGCGGATGGCGCCGTTGCAACGGCGGTCACGTACACTTCAAAACTGCGCATGAATTGCACGGCATTCGGTAGCCCGATCGCAATGTCCGCAGGTGAAGCCGAGGCAAAGCCCGTGGCGCCAATGAATACCTGCGCCTGTGAGGCTGATACGGTGAGGGTGTCGTCATAGATGACACGACCATCTGCCGTTACTTCCACACGCCACGTTCCACCGGCGCCCTTGATAGTCCCGAGAAACTCGATTGCGCCGCGCCCCGTGATACTCAATGCGTTCGTTCTGGCACCCACTGCGAGTATGCCAAGTACAACCTTGGTACTTCCAGCGAGCTGGGCGTTGATGTTCGCACTGGCCACCGTCAGTAACTTCGGGGCAGGCATGGCTGCTGTGCGCTGATAACTGCGTGCCACGTAGTTCGTCGCATCGTCAGCCGGATCGGTCGTGCCGCCGCCGGTTGCCGTGATGCGCTCGTAGTCCTCCTTGTCGGCAGGGCTCTTGACGACCTCGTACTGGCGTACAGTCATGCCGCTGGCCCAAGTTCTCATGGCACTCTCCACAACCATGTAGGCGCTGGCACTGAGGCCGAACGCCATACGGTCCTCATCCGTGATGGCATAGGGCTCCCCTTGCGCAAGCTGTCCCGCCGCCGCGGCCGCGTCGAGCTGCGAGCGCGTACCGCGCTTGAAGCGAATGCGCGCCGGCATGCTTAGAACGTCCCACCATCCACCACTTCGACCGCCAACGTCACGAACGCATTGCCTGCATCCTTGGTCCAGGACAGGCTGGAGTTCAAACGGAGCACGCCGTCCGTGCCGTCCGTGCCCCAGACGTAGCCGCTCGTGCCGCCGGCAACAACAGCCACCTTCTCATCCGAAGATCCTGCGGGGATGTTCAGCGCGGTCTTGAAGGCGTTGAAGGTGACTTTCTTTTCCTTCTGGCCCGTGCCGTCCGCGTCGTGGATGATGATCAAGTCCGCGGCGCCGTCGATGGATGCCAGGGTCGCCAGGTCATCGATGGCGGGCACCACCGGCAGCTTGGTGGTGGGGTCGGTCGCAATGTGCATCGTGCCGCGGTCGGTCGTGACCATCGGCTCGCCGGCCAGCATGCCGGTGGTCGGAAGATTGGCCTTGAGGCCGCGCTTGAGTTGAAGACGTGCCATGGTGGTCACTCCTTAGAAAAATGTTCCGCCGTCGATGACGGCAAGGCCCAGGTTTGCGCGGGCCGCTTGCTTCGCTGTTTCGTCTGCGGCGATCTCGTTGAATCTGTTGTTGACCAGGAAAGCGCCGCCTGCGTCGCCGACCGTGCCGGGAGGCCCCTGCTCTGCCACGGCGACGATCTCGATGACCTCCACCTCATCCACCAGCACCGAGTCGTCGGGCTGCTGGGCCAGGATCTGGAATTCCTCAACGATCACGGCATCAGCCACGGGTCACCTCCGGCGACACGCTGATGGAGCCCTGGGCGAGGCGAGTCACGTCGCCGTTGGGGTGGACGATCTCCAAGTCCCAGACGCCGCCGTCCCAGGTCATCGCTGCGGTTTCATCATCAGCCGACAGAAGGTCGATCGTTCCTGCTGCACCGCCAAGCGAGATGCCGCCGTTCTCCGTGGTCAGGCTGAGCAGCACCACGTCCGAATCGACTTCGGCGCGCACCTGCATACGCGCGGTGCAGCCCGTCAGGTCGATGGGCGTGCCGCTGGGCGCCTTCCACGTCAGGCGCTTGCGGAAGGTCGCGCCCTGGTAGATGGTGAACTTGAGCTTGGCCGGAGTGGTCATGCCCTGCAGTGTTCCGGCCCGGCCATTCGGCGTCCAACCCTATACGGGGTGACGCTCTGCACGCTGTCAGATTTGCCGCGTCACCATCATGCTCGCCTGAACGCTGATTTGCGCCTATGCCAAGATCGAGTCCCAATCCGTCACGTCGCGCTCCGTGCCGCTGTAACCGCCCTTGCCGCTGACCTGGTTCATCAGGGTCGTGACCGCATTGCCGAACAGGTCCACCTTCTCGGTGGCGTTGGCCATCTTGAGCTTGCCCAGGAAGTCGGCGCGGTCCTTGGCCGCCAGTTCATCGAACTTGAGGCCGAAGCGGCGCGTTGCGGTGCGGCGCATCAACTCCACCACCTGGGCGTCGAACCGCTCGTTCAGCAGGTACACGTTGTTGGTGGCGTCCACGACGGCGTTCTGGTCGTTGATCCACATGCCGCGGGCGCGCAGCTTGAGCTTGAAGGCCTCGGCCACCTGCTGGTGCAGCTTCTTCACCCGGTCCATGTTGGTGTCGAGCAGCGCGCGCACCAGGCGCATCTTTTCGGCGCGCTCCTGCGCCAAGCGCTCTGCGTGGGCGCGCGTCAGGGCCTCGGCTGCTGTGCCGATGCTGGAGCCCTGCAGCCGGGCGACAGCCTCCAGCGCATGGCCGGGGGCGAATCGGTGCCCGGCCTGGGCCGCCGCCTCCAGCATGTCGCGCTCCTGGATGTGGGCCTGGCGCTGCGCCAGCAGAAACGCCGTGTGCGCGGGCGTGCTGTCCACCTGCTCGCTGTAGGACACGCCCACGGCAGAGGCCAGCGCCGCGCGCACGAACGCATCGGCGTCCGCGCCGGCCAGGCCTAGCCCCGGAAACAGCGCGTCGAGCTTGCTGGTGTAGTCCTCGAAGAAGGAGCCCACCACGTTGTCCAGGAACAGCGGCATCCGGTCGATCTGCGGGTCTTTGCCCTCCAGCGTGGCGCCGGCCAGCGCGCCCTGGGCCGCGTGGTGCAGCTCCGGGTAGCTGGCATTCATCACGCCCGGGCGGCCTGGCACGCTGCGCAGCGCCGCGTTGATCTCCTTGTCCACGTTGCGCTGCATCGCGGCGTCCGCTTCGCCGATCATGTCGGAAATCTTGTCGATGGCCGTGTAGACGATGGCCGCCGACATGCCCTGCATTCCAATACCTGCCGTGGCCATGGTCAGCCTCCTGCGTCGATGTTGTTGGACTCCGAAGCAGTCGAGGTCACGCTGACGCCAACGCTGTTGAGCGCCGCCGCCGCGCGCGACGAGTAGCGGCGCAGCAGCTTGATGTGCCACTCTGCCGTCATAGCGTCCAGGGTGTTGGCGCGCTCGGTCAGCGCCTTGAGCTTCTGGTTCACCGCGCCAACGGAGTCGTCCGTTGTCATGATCCGCTCGTTCCACTCGTTCAGCTCGGCGGTGCGGATGTCCATGCGCGCCTTGATGGCCTGCTCCTGGCGCTGCAGCGCGGTCAGATAGTCGTTGTTGCGCCCGAAAACATCGAACATCAGGTGCATCTGGGTGAAGGTGTGCTCCATGGCCGCGTCCAGCGCCTCGTTGCGCGCGCGAATCAGCGCCTCCGCCGCGTCAATGCGCAGCTTGTGGCGCTCGGCGGTGCGGTCGGCCTGCATCTGCGCCTGCGCGCGGCCCACCAGCAGGCCCGACTCCCGGCCGGCAACGCCCTGCAGCGCCGCCAAAGCTCCGCCCGGCAGCGGCAGGCCGCGCGCGTTGATGCCGCCTACGATCAGCCCCTGGTAGCCCTGCGCCTGCGCCACGCGGTGGTCGTAGCCCAGGTAGCCCAGGCCGTCCGCGCCATTGGCCACTCCGCGCAACCAGTCCACGGCCAGCAGGAAGCCCGGCCCGATGGGCGCCGCGCTGGCGATCACGCCCTGCATTTCGGCGGCCCAGCGGTTGGCCACCTCGCGCATCTGCCCTTCCAGGCTGCGGTCGTGCGCCGTCACCAGCGCCGCGGACTCGTCGCCCGCGTACTTGCTCAGGAAGGACTCGATGGAAGCGCCGCCGCCCGTGCTCACGCCGGTTTCGGTGTTGCGCCCGCCCAGGCTTCCAGAGCCCAGGCGCTCGGCATTGGCGTAGGCGTTCATCGCCATATTCCATGAGCGGCCCACCAGCCAGTCGTACAGCAACGCGCTCGGGAGAACTCGTCCGTTCGCCATTTTCAAATCCTCCGCTGGCTGGGCAGCACATGGAAAGTCACCGAGTCCAGCTCGAAGGCGTCGGCCTCACTGGTCAGCTCGAAGGTGAAGTAGTTGGAGCGCAGGCCGCGGCCGGTGTCGAAGCGCTGCACCTTCATGTGGTCGTCCTTGCGGCGTGCCCGGTAGGTGAACTGACTCTTGCCGACGCCCACGCGCAGGAACAGCGTGCCGGTGGAGGACACGCCGGCATACACCGCGTCCAGGTGTTTCAGCGCCTGCGTGCCAAAGTCGTGCTGGCCCAGCGCCACGCCCGAGGTGATGGCGCGGCCGGCATCGTCGGCGCCCTCCAGCAGGTACACGCCATCGGGGCGCACGCCGAAGTGCCGGCCTCCCAGCGCCGCGAAGCTGTTGAAGCCGTAGCGCTCGTAGCGCGTGATCGCCTTGCTGTCGGCGTTCACCACCCAGGCGTCACCAATGTCCACCGGCTGGCCGGTGCTGGCGTCGAACGCCACAGTGGTTAGCCGGTCGCCCACGGCGAGCTGCTCCATGATCGAGGTGAACATGGTCGCTGCGACGGTGGCCGCGTCCTCGGCCGTCACCACCTCCAGCGCCTCGGCCCAGGTCGTTGCGAAGGCCTCGGCCTCCACATCGGCGCCCACGCGCTCGATGATCGCCAGCGCGATGTACACGCGCGGCGCCAGCGGCGCGCGGTAGCCCACCGTCTCCATGATCTGCACCAGGGGCGTGAACTCGCCGCCGTAGGCCTTCATGCGCAGGCCCGGCAGACTCGATTCGATTTCCGCGTAGGTCGTCTCCCAGCTCGCGCGCATGCCCAGCGCCGGCAGTGCGGCCGTCAGCTTGCCCGTGGCCGGCACAGATGCCGTCATGGCCAGGCGCGGCAGCGTGGGCGCCAGCACCGAATATTTCACCGTCTCGTCTGGCACGCCCATGCCGATCCAGGCGGTCAGCGGGCCGATGGTCGCCACCATGGCGCCGTAGGTCGATGACTCGGCTGCGATCACCTGCAGCGGCCCGATGGTGGCCGTGATGCCCTCGCCCTGCCCGCCCGCCATGCGCAGCGCCGGCATGGTGCCGAACAGATTGCAGATGGCGGTTTCCGAGAGCTGGGCGGCCAGCGCCGGCAACTCGATCAGCAGAGAGGTTTCCGCCGAGGCATCGCCCGTCATGGCCAGGCCCGGCAGGGCGCCATTGAGCGAGCCGTCCTCCAGGTCACCCCAGGCGCCCTCGGTGAATTTTGGGTTATCCACCGCGTCCAGCGCCAGGTACAGCGTGGCGTCCAGCGCGCACTCGCCGGTCATCAAGAAGGTGCCGGCGAACAGCGTCACGCCATTGACGATCCACTTGATGAACGCTCCGTACAGCAGCGCGCTCACCAGATCGGTGCTGCCGCCGCTACGCGCCGCGCGCACATCCGCATAGGGCAGCTCCAGCACCACCGTGCCGGCGTGGATCACGCGCACCGTGTCGGCGGTGAACACCAGGCCGTAGCGCAGGTGGCCGTAGCCGTTGCGGCCCTGGGTCGGCAGATTGGCCACGGGCGAGAAGCCCACGGCCGCGCCGCCCTGGCGCGCGCCCTGCACGTCCGGCACGTCGAACGTCACCATGCCGCTCCAGTCGGCGGGCACGGTTTCAACGCTGTGCGCGCCGCTGTTCCACCCGGGGTTGAGGCCCATCGGAGATCCTGCGCCGCTGTCGTTGTCGTCTGCGATGGCGATTGATCCGCTGCCCAGCGGGTCTGGATTGAATCCGACGCCAGGCGGTGGCGTGTCCAAGCCGCTGCTGCCGCCGCTGGGCGGGCTGTAGGAGTCGCCGCCGCTGCTACCTTCCCAGCAGAGGTACTCGTACCGGGATGGCACGCCCGTCACAAAGCTCTCCACCCACACCATTCCGCAAGGCATGTCGTTCTCCTTCAATCCGAGGCCACGGCCGGAGAATTCACCAGCTCGTAGTCGAGGCTGATGTATCCACCGCTGCAAGAGCCAGTGACGTGCCAAACGTACTGCCCGCCCTGCGACGACACGCGAAAGTACGCGCCGCCTCCGTTGCCGGCCACGTACTCGACCAGGTAGAACGGCCAGAGCTGGCGGATGCGCTCTCCGATGGCGGCCAGGCAGCGCGATCCCTGGGGCGGCAGGCCTCCACCGCCGCCCCCGGAGCCACCGCCCCCGCTTCCGCCGCTGCCGGTATCGTTGACCTGCTGCGGCACCTTCTCCAGTTTGTTAGGCATAGTCGGGTTCCTTGAATTGGTGGTGCCCCATCCATGGGCGCGCCGGGTTGGACGCCAGCACGCGGCCGTCGCCATCGCGCAGCGCAACCATGGGCAGCAGCTCGCCGCGGTTGTAGTTCACCGCGGCGTCTGGAAAGTCCTGCTCGAAGCGGTATTCGTTCGCCACCTCGTTCCAATACTGGGCGCCGACGACCGTTTGGCCGTCCACCCAGGTTTCACCGGGCAGCGTCACGCCGGCGTCCGTGGCCTTCCAGGAATCGCCGCCGTTCTTGCTCGCATAGATGGTGGTGCGCAGGCCGGTGCCGTGCGCCTTGCGCGCCGAGTACACCGGAACCGCAAGCGTGGACTCGTCCACCGACACCACGAAACCGGCGCGGAACGCCCAGGGCACCGGCAGCAGCTTGCGGGACCAGGTCAGGCCGCCATCGTCCGACACCAGCAGCATGGGCCGGGAACCCGGATAGTCCAGCACCTGGGCGGTGCCCTGCTTGTAGTTCCAGTACGGGTCGAACTGCATCCACAGGCGTTTCTTCTTGCCCGTGCTCGTCTTGCGGTAGACCACACCACCGAAGCCCAGGGGCACGTAAGGCACCATGTACCAGCCCGCGCCGCTGCCAATGGGGGCCATGAGGCCAGCGCTGAACACGGCGCCGGGGATGGTGGCGATCTGCGTGGTGCCGGCCTGGGTGACGCGGTGCACCTGAACCGGGTTGGCAGCCCCCTCCTGGAACCAGGAAAAGGCCAGCAGCGTGTCCTTGTCCTTCACCAGCATGCCACCGTAGGGAAACACGCCAGGGAAGCCAGCCGCAGACTGGGCGTAGGTCCACGTCTCCCCGTTGTTGTCGCTCCACAAGAAAAAAGCGTCGCTGTTGATCGCCTGGATGGTGCCGCCCGCGCCGAACTGCATGGCGTGCACGTTGACGCGCAGCACCACCTTGCTGGGGCCGAGGCGGTGCAGCGACATGCCGCGCGCCGCAAGGTAGTGCTTGGGCAGGTGCGGCAGCGCCGGAAAATTGATCTTGCCCAGGGCCACGCCGCCGCCCACCGTGGTGCGCTTGCAGGTCAAACGGTACGGGCCGGCGCTGCGGCCGTCATACACGTCATCGGGGGCCGGATAGACGGCAATGATGGATGTGTACTCGCGCCCGTCCGGCGCCTTGGCGATGGAGGGCTCTGCCACGGCGTAGGTGTCCGAGGCATCCCCGCCCGCAGGCACGCGCTCCACGCCTGGAAGGTTCAAAGACTCGCCGAACAGCACGCCGGAGAACGCGGCATACACCGTGTTGTCGTCGTACATGGGCGCCGTGGCGCGCACTCCATCGGAGAACTGGCGCGGCGCCGGGTCGAAGCCCAAACCGCTATGGATGTCGAAGGAAAACAGCGGTTTGCTGGTCGTGCCCACCGTGGGGTTCACCTCCACCAGCTCAACGCGCGCCGCGCGCAGCCCGCGCTTCTTGGTGTGCGGCTGGGGGTGCTCCAGCTTCTCGCGCAGGGTGTCGTAGAAGTAGCGCGGATCGCCCGGAAACGACACCTCGCGCAGCATCAGCAGCTTGCCGTCGCCCTTGGAATAGAGCCGGCGCTTTCCGGCCTGGGCCGTGTAGTTGGCCTCTGCCACCGCCTCGAAGTCGCGGGGGTGCGCTTCAAACGTGAAGCCCCGGTGCCGGGAAATGCGGGTCTGCGTCTTGAACCCGGCAATCTCGCGGAAAGGCAGGTCGCCATTGAGCGGGTCCACCTCGGACACGTACAGGCGCGAGCGCTTGCGCAGCTTCACGTTGGGCCCCAGGTTCAGCAGCTCGTTGCCGGTCAGGTCGTTGCCGTCCTGGTCGAGGGTCTGCGATCCCTCGTGCAGCAGCACGAAGCGCGGCTGGCCCTCGCCCGTGGACTTCTCGATACGCACGAACTCGCCCGACTTCTGCACCGTGCTTTCGTCGTCGGTGCAGGTGATGAACTCGGAGCCGACCTCGATCAAGGCCTGGAGCTGGTCCTTCTCCTTGCCGTCCGATGTGCCACCGGAGTTGTCCGTGATGAGCATCAGACAATCTCCCGCGCGCCCAGCAGGTGGGTCCAGAACTCCCCTGGCTCGATGTAGTCGTGCGGCAGCTCGCCAAAGACACGCCACAGCTTGATCCCCGTGAGGAAGGTTTCCATGAAAGGGGCTTCCGGGCGCAGGATCATGACCTGCTGGCCGCCGTCATGCCCGACCATCACCCGGGCCTGCCAGGTGGCGCTGTCGCTCGTCGCCTCGGCATCCACCCATGCGGCGAAGTCTGGCGAGCCGTTGCCCTCCAGCTCGATAATGAATCGGCTGGCGCCTCCGCTCGGATCGTATGGGGTGTTCTGGCCGCCGCCGTCGTAGGACATGAACGCGGAAATCTCATAGAGGTCCGTGTCTACGCCGCCGTCGTAGATGAACTGCGGTGGAATCGGACCCTCGGACACATCAACCGCCTGAACTGGCGGCCCACCCATCCAGGAAGACACGGGCGCGGTGTCGATACCCACGATCTGCACCACGGGGCGCACACCCTCCCCACCCATGGCCGCCTCCGCGACAGCGCGGCTCACGGCAACGGGGGCATTGGTGCGAAACCACCAGCCCCCACCGGGCGATTCCTCGCCCCACGTCGAGGTGAGCGAGAAATACCGCAGGTTGGCGCTTGCCGGGCTCAATTCCATGGCGGGCAGCCCCTATCAACCGGGCTCGCTGATGGCGATGTAGTTGATCGCCTGGGTATTGCCGGCCGTCAGAGCGAGCGAGCTGATATTCAGCTCCGCGCCGGAAACGCCCACGCGGCCCTGCAGGCGGCGCTCGGTGGTGGACGCCGCGCCGGTATCGCCAGGCACCACGAAGCGGAAGAACACGGCATTGCCCGTGGCCAGCACCGTACCGGCCCAGCTCTCGCCGGGATCTTTGCCGATGGCGCCAGCGTTCGCCGCGCCCAGGTTCAGGCCGTCAGCGATGCCGTCGCCGTAGACCGTCAGCAGCTTGGTGTGCTTGGCGGGGTCGATGGCCGCGTCGGCGCTGTCGGGGATGTCCGCAATGGTGCTGTTGTAGACGTGGATGAAACCGCCCGCCAGGGCGGCCTTGAGGCTCCCGGTGTCAAGCCGGTAGTTGCGCAGGCCGGTGGAAACGTGCATTGCCATGGTGAAGCTCCTTAGAGGGAAACGAACTGGAAGCCCGACAGGACTTCGAGGTACACCGTCTCATCGACGGGGCGGGGGTTGGCGAAGCGCACCACGGACAGCAGCTTTCCGGTGTCGGAGCCCTTGGCCTGGGTGGTGCTCAGGAAGGCGCCGGCCACGTTGGCGACGCCCAGCATGTCGAAGCGCGCCAGCGATGCGGCGTTGGAGCACGCGGCATTCGCCACGCTGCCCAGGTCCAGAGGCAGGCGGCCGGCCTGGGTGTAGTTGGTGACTTCCGTCACCATCGAGGCCAGGTTGGAGGCCGTCTCGGTGCCGTTGGGGATATGCGAGCCGTTCCACAGCCCGATGAACAGGCCGGCCGGCGCCACGCCGCCCTTGAGGTAGGCGCTCGCCATGTCGTTCAAGCCCTCCAGCGGTACGCGGTTGGGCGTGCAGCGCTCGATGTGCAGCAGGCGGCCATCGGCCTTGGAGCGAATGGCAAGGTCGTAGACAAAGCCAGGGCGGATCAGGGATTCCATGTTCAGGTTCCTTTCTTGACGATGCGGGCCTGGGCGTAGGAGCCCACGCCAGCGCCTGTATTTCCGGGCTCGCTCAGCGCGGCCACGATGGCTTGCATGCCGTCCGCCTCGCGCCAAAGCGTTGCGGCCGCGCCCTGGGCCTGCAGCGCCACGCGCGCCTCCTGGACGTTGGCCAGCTCACCGGCCGCGTTGCACGAGACAATTCCGCGCGCGCTCATCCAGTGGGCGCCGCCGTCATCGCGGTAGCCGGGCTGCTGCTCGGGGGCGCCGTAGTCCAGCACCGCGCGAACGGCCTGGGCCGGCAGGCCGCCGGGCAGGAAATAGGTCTTGTCGGCCACCACGAACACGCCGCCCTCCACCGCCGCCAGGCAGGTGATGGGCGCAGGGAACAGCTCGAAGCCGCGTGCCGGGTCGCGCAGCGTGGGCGTGAAGGGCTCGCTGTAGACCAGCGCCGCGCCCACCGCCACCAGCAGCCGCGCGCCGTGGTGCGCGATGTGCTGGCCTGCGGGCATTGGCACCAGGTGCTGCTCGCCCACCACCAGCGGCGCCGCGTCGGCCCATACGGGGGTTGGGCCTGCGGTCGGGTGGTAGGAGCCCACGCGCAGGCCGTCCGTGAAATAGATCGCCTCGTTCACCTCGGCGCAGCGCACGGGCGTCATCCAGCCGAAGCCGGAGGCGATCAGCGCGCGCGTGGCGTCGGTGTTCAGGCGGTACAGGTCTCCGTTGTCCACGTACAGGGCGAAGGCACCGCCGCGCGGCGCCCACAGGGAATGGCAGTCGGTGCCCGCGATGGCACGGGTGTAGCCGCTCCGCGTCTTGATGCCGCCGCCAGCGGTCACGTCCACGTTCAGCGCATCACGCAATAGGTGGCCGCCGCCCTCGGGCAGTTTCAGCTTGTGGTCGGGAACGCGGTTGTCCATCCCCAGGGGGAAAGGACCGATGCGCGGGGGCTTGTTCGGGGTGGTGGCCACGGCGCGCCCCTACGGCAGGATGGCCACGTTGTGGTGCGCCACGTCCTCGCGCGTGATGCGGCGCATGTCGCTGTCGGGCTGGCGGCCGAAGTAGGCCGTGAAGACGTCTTCGGCCTGCTTTGCGCGCTGCGGGTCGAACGCATCCGCGTCCGGCACGCTGAACGCCTTGAACAGAGCCCAATCAATCAGGTGCTCGTGGTGCGCAGCGTGGATTTCCGGCTTGTCCATGTCGTTG